CGTCACACAATGCACGCGCAACGGTAGTCTTGCCAGTACCAGGACCACCACAGAGAAGAAGATGGGGAATCTCCTTGCGATCAACATAAGATTGGAAAGTGCTCTTGTATTCATCAGGAAGAATACAATCGGCAATAGTATGAGGGCGGTATTTTTCAACCCACAACGCTTCATTCATAATATAACCTCAAACTTCAAATAAATTTTCGAGAGTAGATTTTTCTTGGTCTGTTTTCAGTTGATGATTTGTGAGAAATTTACCATGACGTCTGTAATTTTTTGATTTCTCATTCCAAACATCAACATGAAACTTTCTCACATCAGAAGAAGTGAACGCATAATCTGGAAGATCTTGTAGACCTTCTTTCACATAACATTGTGATTTCGGGATCCACTTTTTTACAAGTTTATCGTCTATATTCCCATTCTCAAAACACCAAGCATTTACCATATCAGTTCCAATGGTTCCATAGATGGTGTTTACAGTTGCGTGAGGAGTTTTTCTACAGGTTATCACAGTATTCATAATATAACTCCGAAGAGAGGTTGGGGTGGAGGAGGTGAACCCTCACGGCGAGCAGTCTGGCGGATAGTGCCGTCAATAAGAAATTGCACCCCAATAGTTTTATTTAGCCACGTTTTCGTAAATGGTTTGGAAGTCACTCTGTTCGGCAACTTCTTCCTCATAGTTACGCTTGTGGTAAACTTTCGCCAGTTTACGAGACAACTTCTTGGGAATCTCGCATTCATCTTGCATCTTCTGAAGAATCTCTTTGATAAGATCTCGCTCAGCCTCGATGCGAGTCAGAGAGTTTGAGATTTCTTGAAGGCATCCCAGAACCTTTGCTTTATCAAGTGCCATGATTATTCTCCGAATGTCGAACTTGCGGCTTCGATTGCGATGTAGTAAGTAATATCTACATCCTTATGCTTGAATCGAGCAAGACCCTTCTTGGCAATTGCAACGTCATACGAACCCTCAAGTAACTTGAAGTTTTCGACCTTCATTACAACCTTGAATTCCTTACCACCTTCAACTGTACCAATCTCAACCTTGGACTGATCAGCAGAATCATCCTTCACGTCTGTAGCAATGAAGTGAATCGTGGAACCATCGCTTTCAAATACGAAGTTTGGCGATCCAGAGATACCTGCGCTCTTACGCATCCAGTCAAGATCTTCTTGCGAGAGACTGAATGAACAATCAGGCTCACCAAATGTGATTGCCTTCTCAGGAGGAGTCACAATAACTTTCGGCGAACAATACTTGATGTAATCCGACTTCTTGTTTGCACTGATATTGATTTTGTCATCATCAAACGACAAGTCAGCATCCTTGTATAGAGAAACTTTTGCCAAGAGTTTATTCAAGTCATAAAGAGCGAACTCTTTTGGGAAACTCTCACCAACAGTTGCTTCAACGAAGATTGTTTTGAGTGGAGAAATGGTCTTCAAAGTATTGCCAGACTTGAACTGCAAACTTTGATTGATGCCTGAGAAATTCTTCAGGACTTGCACAGTATCATCAGAAAGTTTCATAATTTAGAACCTCATTTGCTTCAACACGATTATTATATAACGAATCAACCAACTTGTCAACCCTTACAGTCAACTCATCTAACGAACAATTATTGTCCATCACAACATCATAATGTGCGCCAATCCAAGCCCACTCACTAAAGTGAACTTCTGGATAAGCATTGCGCATTATTTCTTGTTTGTTATAGGTATTGCACTCACGAGCAAGAGCATACCACTCTGGATCTTCACCACGGCGAACACGAATGACTTTACCGCCAGAATTTACAATTGCATTGATCTCGTTTGGGAAACGAACATCTGCAATCACATAATTGTTCCATGGTGCTCTTTCACAGCGACGCATCACAGTGTGGACCCAGAGGTCAGGGTGAAATACATCACGACCTGCCTCTGTGCCCATTAGCTGGAGTGCTAATCTTGGTGAAAATTCTTTGCCGAGTTTTTCAGACCACCACTCATCTTTTTGTTCGCGCCATGCTCTTGATTCAGGCGTTGCACCTTCGAGCATCTCACGATCCCAACCAAAGATGATCGAGCAAGCATCTTTGAGACTATTTGCATAACTCTCTTTGAAGAAACCATGACGTTCTACCAAGAGATCTGCAACTGTGCCTTTACCTGCTCCAATAAAGCCAACCAAACCTACAATCATAACAAAGTCTCTTTATTAGAGAGAGCCGACAAAGTTTGCAACGGCTGGCATATCACCAGTGAATGCATAGGTTCCAACGTGATGCGTCTTCATCCATGGGCAGAGCCAGATGCTACCGCCGATGTTACGCCACCACTGGCAGAACATATAGTCTTCAGACAAGTAACGATCTGATCCGCGACCACCATTTGCCTTGCTGTCAATAACTGTATCGAAGTAAGCATGGATATAACGCGAACCATCAAAGTTTGCTTGACCAACATGGTCTGGGCGATACTTCAATTGAGGATAGGCTTCTGCGAATTTGCTGAAGACTTCACGCTTGACCATCATATAACCTGTACCAATTTCGAGAACTTCAACTGGATCAGCAACAGAGAACTTCTCAGTGCCAGGAACTGGATTGAAAACGAAATCGCCAGCGAGTTTTTCCATATCGCCAGGAGTAATATCTGGATGTCGCTTGACGCCTTCCTTGACAGCACCCCACTTGATTGACTTCTTCGGATATGGACCACCAATTACATCCTTATCCAAAGCAAGCAATGCAATTACATCGCGCGGATCAAAATGAATATCAGCGTCGATGAAAAGTAGATGGGTGAAGCCTTCTGCGCGAAGGAACTCATCTACGAGATAATTGCGAGCGCGAGTAATGAGAGATTCATTGAAGATAAACGAGAAACGAACTTCAATGCCATATTGTGTACATGCCGACTGCAAATCAAGGCAAGACTTCACATACATGCCATGCGCGTTACCGCCATACATGGGTGTTGCAACAAATAGTTTATTTTTGCGCAACTGTTCAACAGATACTTCTAACTGCATAATTATTCACTCCAGTTGTAAAATTTTCTAATATGATCAATAATCTTAGACTGATCATCGAGATTTTCGTTGACCATTGTCTCTATATAGTCCATGAGCGTTAGCGACCCCATGATATTCGAGATTTTGGTCTTACGAGAATTTTTGAATTTTTCATCTTGATCATCTTTGCGATCAATGTGACGTTGATCAAGAGTGCTATCCTTCACTGTGAGGATTAGAATCTTGAAATCATTTGGGAACTTATCTTGCAAAAAATCTAGCATCTTACCATTGAATAAACGATCGCCTTCAAAGATCACATTACCAGTTTCTAGAGAATCAAAGAAGGCAACAGCGTCTGGCTGTACCGCCATTGACAAACGATCCGTTCCCTGGAATACATTACCATCGTTTGCATATTTGCCAAGAATATAAAGATTCAACTTCTTGGAATACATCGCATCAAGTAACTTCTGCGGTTTGATAACTTCCCAATCATCAGCCATCGAAATCAATCGAAACATCAAAGTGGTCTTGCCAGTTGCTGGCTCACCACCCATCGCAATCACTCTTACCATAATGCCTCCAAACCTTCTTTCACTGGGTGCTCATCATCGAACATCCAGTCCATTCGTTCTATTCTACCTGTTCTCAGAAAATAAGTAAACTTTTCTTTGTTAATTGTATTTCTCGGAGCAAGTCTTGAATCAAGAGTTTCGTTTCTTGCTTGCCACAAAACATTCCATTCAATACCAGTCCAACCATCACCTTCTGCCTGTTCAATTTCTTCAGACTGACGATCCAAATAATAACCAAGATATCTTCCATGATGTTCGCGAAAGATTTTCTTGAATGAACACAAGCAGGTTTCCATCGTGAAGAAGTCTATCTGACTGCTCAGTTGAGGGAATCGAGATCTGGTTTCCTCAAGAATCTCTTTGGCATGGCTTTCAAGGTCTGCGCATTCTGATGAAGTGAGTTTTGTATCATACTTGTCATCTTGCCCGAGGGCGAGATGCAAAC